TTGCGGGTAGCCATTGACGAGGCTCTGCGGAAAAAGCCGAAGGACTTTGATGAGCTGGTTTCTTTCCTGGTGGAGGCCGGGTGCGAATACAAACCGGGCAAGCGGCCTTCTGTCCGATGTCGGGGACAGGAGCGTTTCGCCCGATTCAATTCGCTGGGCGAGGGCTACACGGTCGATGACCTGAAAGAGGTGATCGCCGGGAAACAGCAAGCCCGCGCCCCGGTCAAAAACCAGCAGATCCATGAGAAGAAGTTCTCCCTTCTCATTGACATTCAGGCGAAGCTGAACGAGGGAAAGGGGGCAGGATACCAGCGGTGGGCAACCCTCTTTAACCTCAAGCAGATGGCGCAGGTTATGTGCTTTTTGCAGGAGAACGAGATCAACGAGTTTGACGAGCTGGCCGCAAAAGCGGACGCGGCGGTTGCCCGGTTTAACGGGCTGGGCGATTCCATCAAGGCGGCGGAACAGCGGATGCGGGAGATCGCCGACCTGAAAAAGCACATCGTCAATTACTCCAAGACCAGGGAGGTCTATGTGGCCTACCGCAAGGCGGGGTACAGCAGAAAATTCTTTGAGGAACACCGGGAGGCGGTCACGCTCCACAAGGCGGCGAAGGAGGCTTTTGAGCGGCTTGGCCTTCAAAAGCTCCCCCGTGTCAAGGAGCTGAACGCCGAGTATGCCCAACTGTTGGAACGGAAAAAGGCGGCGTACCCAGCCTACCGGAAAGCGAGAACAGAGATGCAGGAGTATCTTGTGGCGCAGAAAGTGGCGGCGGTGCTTCTGGAAAAGGAAAAGGAATTGGCGGCTATGGAGGAACAGCGCAGACAGGAAAAGCGCGATGGGCAGGACAGATGATTTTGCGGGGCTGGCTTACAGTGGATGTAGGCCAGCCCCGCTTTTTTCTTTTCCCGGAAAGTCCGTGTGCGTATTTTCCCGCTTTACCTAAAGGGCGAAAGCCCGCCTTTCCCTGCGAAGCAGGGACAATAGCGTTCGGGAACCGAACGCGCAGCCAGTCCCGATAACGGGACTGTTCAAAGGGTTTGGGATGCTTCCCAACAAGCACAAACGGTTTTCCGGGGGCAACGCCGGAAAACCGTTTGGAGTCTTTGTCCACACAAAGACATTGCTTGCCAAGTTGTGAACCCAATAGATTTACGCATTCCGCGCTAAATCCTTTACCAAAGTCGCAATGGTATCGAGCTGAATATCGTTCAGGCGCTTCAAGTCCTTCACGATAGCATCTACCTTGCTGGGATTGTTGGAGTCCATTTCAAAAAACTCGCTGGGCGTAATGCCAAGGTACTCACAAATGAAAAAGAACACCGACATGGATGGCAGAGCTTTCCCACTCTCGATGTTATGGATATACCCAGCATTTTGCCCGATGGATAGACTCATATCCCGGGCAGAAGCCCCCTTTTTCATGCGAAGCTGCGTCAATCTTGCGGGGAAATCATCTTCAAACACAATACCACCACCTTCTGTGATATTGTATCCGACATAACTTTCATTATCGTCGGAAGTATTCCGATGTATTCCTTGTAATATCGGAATTAAACTGATATAATGGATGGCAGAATAGGAATAAAGGCTACATCCAGCAGACAAGACCTGAACAGGGGTGATTTTACGGATATCTACACCGTCAGCTTCTTCGGGCACCGGAGAATTGAGAATTCGTTTCGACTGGAAGAAGTGCTGGAGGATATCATTTGCCGCCTGCTGTGGGAGAAAGAATATGTGGAGTTTCTTGTGGGCAGGGACGGCGACTTCGACCAGCTTGTATCCTCCACAGTGAAGCGCTGCAAGCGTAAGGTGGGAGATCACAACAGCGCACTTATCTGGATACAGCCGTATCCAAAAGCGGAGTATCTAAACGATGAAGAATCCTTCCACAACTACTATGACGAGATTGAAATCTGCGAAACCTCTGCCTCTGCGCATTTCAAAGCAGCCATCCAAATACGAAACCGGAGTTTGGTAGACCGCTCCCATCTGGCAGTCTTTTTCGTGGAGCAAAAACATGGTGGGGCGTATCAGACAATGCGGTATGCGGAAAAGAAAAAACTCCCTCTTATCAACCTGTGGGAGACCATACACCAATCGCCAAACACAGATTAGGATGAGAAATAAAAACGAGGAGGATATGATATGATCCGTAGAAATACAAAATCCCCGCTTGAGTTCCAGCAAGTGCTGCTGAGCAGATGCTATCCCTTCTCATTTCGGTGCTACCCGGTTCTGTCATACAGCCCTTTGCAGTAATTACCTATTGCCTTGCGGTCTTTAACACACCGCTCCTTCTGATCATCTATGGTCACAAATATCTGGGCGGTGCAAAAGACTGGTCATGGGAGATCGTTCCTCTTCTTGCGGAAACCCTACTCTCCATCCTGTTTGTGGGATTGAATACGCCGCCCCCGGACGGACACCTTAACTGCCCGAGTCAGACACCCTAACCGCTCAAATCAGACACCCCCACCGCTGCGGTATATCCGTCTGCCGGATCTGCTGGTGGAAATCTCTGTGGCCCGGGCTAACGGCACTTACCGGGACTATATGAAAAAACTCAGGAAAGAGAAGCTGCTCATCCTGGATGAATGGCTGCTCTACCCCCTCAAGGAGGCGGAGGCCCGGGATGTGCTGGAACTGGTAGAGGCTCGGAACAAGGTGGCCTCCACCATCTTCTGCTCCCAGTATGATACCAGCGAGTGGCACGAGAACCTATATGATCCCACCCTGGCCGACGCTATCTGTGACCGAATCGTCTACAACGCCTATACCATCCAGATCGAGGGCGAGTCCATGCGCAAGCGCAAGGGCATTCCGGAATAATTTCACGCATGGCGGCCCGCTGCACCACGCCCGCGGCCGCCATGCACCATTTCCGCGGAATGGGTGCACCATTCCGGCGGTGGCGATGCACCATCATCTGCGGTCAAGCTGCACTTTTGGCGCGGCGTACGCAGCTGCCATGCACCATTTCCGCAGCACTGGTGTCGGACCGGCGGTGAGGGTGTCTGTTTTACGCGGTCATGGTGTAGGACTACCAACGGTCATGGTGTAGTTTTGGCCCGGCGTACGCATGGGATCGATGATATACGGCGTTTGGTTTCTGGATGACAATGTCTTTCTGTTTGCAAGGCTGCTCATCGCCTATGCGATCATTACCGTGATCTGCGCATTGGGATACTATGCCCATTGCCTCAAGGCAAAACTTAACGCCATGGAAATCAGTTAGTGCAAAGTACCTTTATCTTCCTGTGACAGTGGATGCTCGATCGTTACAATTTGGCTTCATTATTAGATTGGATGGCAACAGCATGACCCCACAGGCCTACGGATACAAACGAGCGGGAGCGACAGCGGTTTAGCCTGTCGCTCCCGTGATTGTCGCATAAGCAGGACAGGCGGCGACTGCCAACGGCATCTTGACCGTTGACCGTTGCTGCTTGTTCTGTTATCTGCCCTCAGCTGTACGGAATAGCGGCGGGACAAAAGAAAACGCCGGCAGATTTTTCATCTGCCAGCGTTGGGGGATATGTTCAGTTTTTGTGGTGTTCTGCTATTTCATGCTTCTGATATTAAATTCGCAGTCGTTGCTCTCTCGCGGTTTTTTGAAGCATCTATTCTATTTTCTCCCATCGGGAAAATATACATACTGCGTTAAAAGATAGTTTCGGTATATGTTTCCGCTGTCATCTCTCTTGGGTGGAATCTGTAATTTTTTCATTAAACTAAAAATATCTACTTTGCCGCTGGCATCTCTGCAACTATCAACAGTTTCGCGATCAGTAAAATACGGGCTTTCTCGGGGATATCCTAGTGCCGATAACTGATAATATGTCTCTCCAGCCACAAGCTCTCTTGGATTACTGACTCCATCGGGAAAAACAATCCCACCAGAGCTCTCCTGGTCACTTAATTGTTGTTTCCAATCTTCATTTCGCTGTTGTTTTGCATCTCCCGCTACTCTTGTAAGCGCTCCCTCCTCTAATGTGTTTTCGTCGAGGTAATGAATCTCTTCACCAGACAATGGAGCATCTACAACAGCGATATAGTCAGCGTCATTGCCAACATTATCATAGTCAATGGTAGATTCCAACTGCTCGGTTTCTTTCACATTCAAAGGACGGAGGTCTTTTGAAATAGGATGGTTGTTGTTGGACGATTCAGTTGTCATAGGCTCTGCCTCAGCATCGTATCTGAGGGGTTCTACGCTGACTTGGACTAATCTTCCATCTTTTTTCATGTCAGATGCATCACGAATAAAATACTGAGTTCCTCCACCTTCACCATATTGGAAATTGGCATCCACTTTTGACTCTGTGAGGATACTAACTTTTCCTTTATCAGACGAATCCTCGCCTAAATGTGCAGGCTCCATCATGCTATTGTTCTTTTTGCTACCATCATTTAAATGATGTGTTGTGTCATCAGTAGCTTTTTTATCATCAATTATATTGGCGCTATCGTGCTCAAAAGAATGTTCTGCTCCATCCAGCATTTCATCAAACTTATCATCATATGGATCATGTGATTCCTCAGAAAAATCAGATATCTTCTCTGCATCGCCGATTGTTTCCGGTGATGAAACATCCATATGGTTTTCAAATCTATCATTCGATTTAAGTGCCATCAAATCTCTCCTATCAAAATGAGCTTGTCGTAAAATGCACTTTTTAGGCTAACACAAAACTGATCCACGATAAGAATTACGGAGAATCGCCATTAGTAGCGGTTCTCCGTAACATTCCACAAAAAGGTTTTTTAGAGTCCAATCATACGACTGACCAATTTGGCATGTGCTTTATCTGAAAGGACCGCCTGTTGCAATCCAGATAGCGAAACGGATAATCGCCAGTACAGCCTTAACGATAAATCGTAGGAACCATCCACCGAACCTAGCAGCATAATCGCCAATGGTGCTAACAATTTGTTCGCCTGTTCCCATCTGACCAGTGACATATGTTTTGTTGATTTGCCAGTAAGGTCTGAAACTAAAGTAGACCAGAACAGCATCGATGGCAAGTAGAATTATCCCGAGTGGAGGCATCAAGAAGAGGAAGATCAGACCATAAATTGAAAGAGACTTTATGCTCTCCATGTTCCAATCGTTCCACTCTTTTTTACCAAAGTATCGTGCATCCTCCAATTGCTTTTGGGTATACTCATCACTAAAGATTTCTGTTGCTTTGGTGCGTAACTTCAAACACTTCTCATAGGCCGCTTTATCAGCGATAAAGGTTGCGTTCTGAGCTTCGTCATAGTAGTAACAGGAGTTCGAATACGAATCCAAGTCATACGCTACACCCTTCTTGAACCCGGCATCCTCGGGGTGGGAAGCAATGTAGCTGTCGATTTCTTGGAACGCCAAATCCTCGTCACCTTTGCGGAGATGCAGATAAATTTGCTCAGAATGACCGATAGGTTTATCCGGCGCCAGTTCAATGAGTGCGTTCACCCTTTGCTGAGCATCATCATAGTTTTTCGTGCCGACAGTGGCAATTCGTGCGCCAAGCCAATGAAGATCAATATCATCCGTGAATACAGCAATACCAGAATCGATAACCTCGAGGGCTTTCTGATAATTCTGCATATCATAATGACATCTTGCAAGAAGATCATACGCTTTGGGATCATTGACCTTTCCATCAATGGCTTCTTGAGCAGTTTTTGCAGCCAATTTGATATTACCCTTACGATAGTAGGCCATAGCCTGCTCAAGAAGGCTCCTAAGCTGCTGCTCAGTCTCGTCTTTGATAACACCTTTTTTATAAGCAGCATCCAAAGCTTCATCATACAATTTGCGTTTAAGCGCCTTGATGAGATACCGATATCCATCTTCAACTGCGTCTAAGATTTCTTCGATAAGCATCAGCTGCTCTTTGTCATTGCAAGCACTCTGCCGTAGGGTCCACATCTTCTGAATCTCTTTCAACCGCTCTTTTATGGTTTTCTCATCCCATGAGCGGTCAAGCTCAAGTCTCTTGTATAAGTCGTATGTAACGGTCATACCTTTTGTACCTCCTCTCTATATTTCCGCTACTTAATCAATTCTTTGTTTCTTTGGATGAAGAAGAAGGTGATTGCAGGAGATATCACTGCCGAAATAGCCGCAATGATAATATTTATACCATTCATGATGTTTGCAATTAAAGCAATAATCGAAACCGCCACAAGGAAGTAGAAACCTATCTTCCTATGCTTAAACAACAGCAAAGATACACCTACGATACCAATGATAGCAACTGCTATCGTATAGATGCCAATGCCTACATTTGCCTTCATGGAAGCAACACCAAGTATGCCGGATAAGCATTGCCCAATCAGCACAATCCAAAGCCATATCTTGCAACCTTTTGTCACATTAAACACCCCCTTCTTTACTCGCCGCTGATGTCCAGTTTACTAATACGCATCTGGCTTTGCTTGACCTCTTCATCAGACAAGTTAGAAACACGATCAATGTGCATCTCACCTAAATCCTGCCGCAGGTCTTTGTCATAAACGCGTACATGTATGATTGAATTCTCATCACAGGAAATGGTCACTTCGATGCCTACTATCTTTTCCCTCGGGGAGATCTGTATTTCAGCAGTACCAATTTCAGTAACATATCGTAAATCAGTTTCTTCGCCCTGTGTGACCCTTATCAGCAACTTTTCTTGATATGGAACGGTTGTGGTGTAGTGGTTCGTATGCTCGGCAGGAACCTGAACATTCTTCGGAAGAATTACAGAATTCTCCTCCTCTCCATACTCGTTCTGGATGATAACTCCTATTCCGTGAGAAGTAACATCCGTAAAAGTGTACTGCCTGCTTGTTTCGGGAATCTCCACATCAAAGACTTCGCTCGAGGTATCACCACTCTGCTTGGCTTTTTTCTGCATATCTTTCAATACATCAAGTGCATGGTAGGCCGCACCAATGGCAACCGCTTCATCAGGATGCACCTCAGAAGAAGGAGCGATGCCGGTTTCTTCCTTGATACAGTCGCGCACAACTGGCATTCTGGTGGAGCCGCCAACTAGGAGGATTTTATCTAAGTCGGAATATTCTAATCCGGCTTCGTCGCAAGCGTTCTCCATGCTGCCAATGGTTTTGAAAAGGAGAGGCTCGACCATATCAACAAAATCTTCTCTTGTAATCGTGTATTTGAATGGTCTGCCTGATATGTTCAGTGTTATATTCGTTTTGTCCTTAGCAGATAAAGATTTCTTAGCCGCCTCTGCTTTTAGCTGCAAGTCCTGTCTGGCCGTCATATCCTTGTTGATGTCTAAGCCATCTTCCGATGCAACTTCAATCACAGCCTCGATAATTTTATTATCAAAATCATATCCGCCAAGTTTCCTGTCTCCAGCGGTACCAAGCACAGTGATATTTTCACTATCAAAGCGCATCACGGTTACATCAAAGGTTCCGCCTCCCAAATCATAGACCATAATCGTCTGAGGCTTGTCAGAACCCTTGGAAATACCAAATGCTAATGCGGCGGCAGTAGGCTCATTGATAATCGCAATTACCTCTAAGCCTGCAATCTTTCCTGCATCCATAGTAGATTTTCTCTGTGCCTCATTAAAGTATGCAGGAACTGTAATTACCGCACCATCAACAGTATCGCCAAGATAACTTTCCGCATCAGACTTCATCTTGGCCAGTATGATCGCAGAGATTGCCTCTGGAGAGTATTTATCACCATCTTTAGTCGTAAAGAGGTAATCCCTCTCGCCCATATGCCGCTTAACAAATTGCTCAAAGTTTTGCGGCTCAAAGAGGCTCTGCGATTTTGCCTCCCTACCAACGATGGTAGAATCTCCGTCAAATAAAACCGCAGAAGGCGTTGTGTTTTCACCCTCACTGTTTGGGATCATCTCAGGCTGCCCACTCTCGTTTATGTATGCCATGCACGAAAATGTTGTTCCTAAGTCGATACCGATATACTTGCCCATAATACTTCACCTCTCATTTCTTGCCAAATAGCGATTTGAAAAAACCTACTTTCTTTTTTGCAATGACAGCTTTGAAGCTCTGGCTGACCCTTCCAGTCGAGTTTCTGATAGTGATCTCAGCCTCCCCTTTATCCTTTGCGTACAGTGTGTTCTTGACTACATTCACCACATTGTAATCCGAAGATACAACTGTGAGTTCACCATCAACACAATCGCTCGGAGTTATTGCAACTTGAAGTGTTATCTCTGAAAGCGGCTCAAGATATAACACTCCTTCTTCCAGCTCGATATCAACAGATATGTCCTTCAAATATGGCTTAACAGTACATATGCACTGAGCTGAAACATTCTCGGCTGTACAAATGATACGACATGCCCCTTTACTTATGGCTGATATTCCGCCATTCTTATCAATACGAATAACACTTTCGTCACTGCTCTTCCAAGTAATGGTTTGTGTGTTGTCTGCGTCTATAGGCGCATAATCGCACTTTATTCGCTTTCTATCTCCCACACCCAACAACAGGGAATCATCTGAAAGAATCAATTTTGTAATGCGATTTCTTTTGTAAACGCTTATCTCTCTAACGGCAAATGGCTTTGCATCTCCACTCCGGTAAACTTCAAGATTAGCACTTCCTTCTTGCTTTCCGAACACACACAATCCATCACACGATGCTACATGATGATTGGCGATTTTATATATCAACTTCGGGACTTGTCCCAGCGGAGGATCAAGGGAAACAGATATTTTGGCGCTTTTTCCGACCTCAATACGGTTTTCGACCTCAACGCTAATCAACGGCTCGATACAGGATATCTTTTGTAGTTCTGCATCTTTTTTGGAAGCCTGAATGCTCTTTATGCACCTACGGAAAGCCATTAACAGTGGAGCCTGAAGAAAGCAGGAAAAAATAGTATTGAACATGGAATCAGGTGTTGCATCATAAATCAATGCGCGATCCGTAACCTCTCTTAGACCATTCTCACATCCGATGAAGATAACAAATATTGGCTTCCTTGTCTGAAACCTTTGGATGTAATTATCTACAGATTCGCTATTGTCCGCTATCAAGAACATAAATCCATTTTCGGTTTCTTCAAAGGGCGATTGTATTCCAAGTGTACTAACCCGCACTGCACAAAAGAGATTATTTACATCGATTGCTGAAATATCCTCCAAATACCCTTGCGTCTTTGGTGTAAGCAAGAAAGACGCATCAATGATCGTTTTTGAGAACGCAACATTGTTTGTCCGCTTAATGTACTGATTCAGTCGTTGCATTCGCATTTGCAGAGGATCGGGAACCATAAAATCCCTAGCCTTAAACCCTCGGCAGAACTTGTGATGCCTACAAACAAACTCAAGCACCTCTGCATCCTGAGGAGTCCCCGTAAATGAAATGGCAAAATCATTTCTAATTTCAGAGTAAATGGCATCCAGAATATCCTTGTACCAATACCATATGTCCTCGTCAGAATATTGAACCAAACGACTAAAGTCAGGAGGTTGCTTGCCATCGATCAGAACTCTCATTTCAGGGATATATGGATTGTGTTGCAACTCAACTAAACTTGGCACTGCTGGAACCTCCTAAACAACACAAATATTACTGATTTTCTGGATCGTTGGGATCAGTGTTGCTTTCCGCATCATCGTAGCTGTCCTCGCGCCGAGGATCATCGCTAACTCCACGCTCTCTTTCTACACCGCCTTCTGGCCGCTTTGTAGGTTCAGATGAATACCCATGTTCTTCATTGTAGGCTTTCACCTCATCTGGACTCATATTAACCTTTAGGGAATCGGCAAACTGCTCACGACTACTCTTTTCGGGAGTCTCTGAGCTGTCAGGTTTCTCCTTATCATCAGCAGTTTCCCCATCACTGCTTTCTTTCCTAGAGAATAGATTTCTCATCTTGTCAAGGAGACTCTGTTTTTCTTCTCCTTCTTGTGGCTTATCCTCGCCTGAACTTTCATCTTCTGATTGATTTTCTTGATTTTCCTTTGACTCGTTATCGTCTAACTTGCTGTCAAAATCATCATCGTAATCATCAGGAGTTTCCAAAATTTGATTTCGAGGCTTTTCAGTGTTATCGGGTGTTTCTTGCGCCTCTTTGCTCTCGTCATTTTCGTTTGTTTCTTTGAAGTTACCAATCGACATTGTATTGCCTCCCTATTTCATTGATAATCCAAACATTCTGTAGAGCATTCGACAGATCATTGCTAGTCTGTTTTTTCGGTTAAACTTAACCTGACCTTCTGCTCCAGCAATATAAATGAGATTTAGTATAGTCTCTGTTTTAGCTTCATCCGAATCAAGCGTGATATAGTATGATAAGGCATCAAACACCTTTTCAAACCAATCGCTTACACCCTTTTCATAAATTTTTACAAGTCTTGTAAATTCAGGCGAACCGCTCTCATATGATGTAAATTCCTCATAGGTTGGAATCCCTTTTGTAGGAATCACCGAGAATAAGTATTCGCATCCAATCAATTCCATTAAGAGTTCACCGAAGTGCTTTTTTGGAGTTCTTGCTACTGCAAATACTTTGTCGTTATACGACATAATTATTTCATCAAGTTCTCTTCGCTTATCGGTTGTAAGATCGGAAGAACGAATAAGAGCCCGGAGTCGCATGGGGGAAAACTTGTCATCATGGTACTGCTCAAGCAGCGCAATGATAAGTTTTCCCTTCAAGATGCGCAGCGCAGACTGATCTGTTACTTCAACCTCAGCGTTATAACGATCATCCCACTTATCCACCTTCATAAGGACAGGAGATAACCAGCCTTTTTGAAACACAGCGGCTACTCCGACATTTAGCCGAGACAGTTCATTGGTCTGCGCTTCATTAAGCGATAATGCGCTGCCTAACTCTTCACAGGCATCTTTGGCCGGTGTATTCATGATAATTTTGGTCGCAGTATTTTCAATTGCAGATGTATCAACCGCCATTGGGGATTGGTCTATTATGATAAACCCTTCGCCGTAGGTACGCATTTCTTTTATAGAATTGCTAATCATCTCAACTGATTTTCCGACCATGTTGGCGCCCTCTTGATTCTGATCTTTTGAAGTCCTTTTCAAGAGATTATGGGCTTCTTCCAATACAGTCACATGCTGTAATCGGGAATTGAGCGCAAGCTGCCTATTTGATTTGCGCTGTGATTTTCTGTACTCATTGAGTTTCATAATGAGCACGCCCATAATCAACGCAATCGCCTCATCGGAACCGAGTTCACTCAAGTCTACAACCACATTAGAGTCAAAGAGCAAGGAATCATCTACCCCGATGCTATTTTTGAAAATAACACCATTGATACCTACAGTCATTGACTGGACACGAGTAAGCAACGCACCTTTATAATCGCCTTTGGAATCGGCGGAATAGTCCGATGTATTGATGATTTCAGGGAGTATTTCGAGAACATCTGCAAAAACAGGATACTTATGGTCACATATTCCCTTAATCCATATTGAGTTTTGAACATCCCATCCACATTTTACATAAGCATCAACAACCGCTTGTTTTAGGATTGCAGGCATTGCCGCATACAGAGGCCAAGAAGCATTAAATATTTGGAGTAGCTGTTCAATGTGGGATAGCAGGTGAATGTTGTCTGGGAATTGAAAAGGATTGATTTTCAATATTCTGTATGAATTCGGGTCTGTAGTGAAAATTTTTATACCTTTCAGTCCGCCAAATATTTGCTTATATTCTCCTTTGGCCGGCTCAATAATCATGATTTTTACATTGTTCTGCAAAACCGACTCAAGAAGCTGATATGTAGCGTATGATTTACCGGAACCAGATGAACCTGTGATAAAGCAATGGGACGCAAGTAAATCTAAATCCATCTGCACTCGCGGCTTCTCTACAACCCCCATATGATAAATACTTCCAAACTCAATGCTCCTTGCAGGCAGTGAGTTTTCATAAACAACAGATCGTCCAAATTCTGCCATCTCCACGACAGCTAATCCTGACACTGACTTTTTGGGAAGCCCCATAACCAATGGTAGTTCATGTCCGCTGACCAAGTTTGTTGGTGTGACGAGTTGCTTAGCATAGCCTCCTTCAAAAGAAGGCATCTCAGCTTGAGGATGCGCAAAATGAAGAATATAATCGACAATTCTTTTTATGGTATCACTTTGATTAAGGGACCAAATATTCAAATGCGCGCTTTCTACATTTGACTCATCGCCAGTCATCAGCGCTTTATACGCATTGCCAGCAAGAGCGGTTGTGTGGATATCTTTAGACATAAAATAACCACAAAACTCCCACATTCCAAACGATTCACATATTTTGAAGCGTTCAAGCTGCGACTGTGCGCGCTCAATCAGACTGCTTACACCTTTGTTTTCAAAATTGAGTGTTATAGTTTTTGATGTTCCAGTTGACTTCGTTTCTCCTTTTGTTACACCTTCTGTTGAACTTGTTCCTTCGCTGTCTGAAAATGATTGCGTAAAAGAACTACCGGAGGTATACGAGTCAAATGAACCGCTGGAATAGCCATCACTGCTACCCCATCCAACATTCCAACCACCGTCAGAAAAGCCGCCATTCCAACTGCTGCTACTGTTCTGGCCGTAATTGCTCCCACTTGAAGTTGATGAGCTGGTAGTATTTGAGTTGCTCACACTCCTATTAACAGATTTTGAGAAACTCGTTGATAAACTTTCATTGACCGCTAGACTTTCGTTTTCTCCATATGCGATAGAGAGTTTAGCGTGTGGCGAAAGTGCAGAACAAAGTTCTTCATATCCATGCTTTCTCTTCTGTGTTGTCAAAGGATCTAGGGGAGTAGCCAAACATACTAAAGTATAGTTTTTTCCACTCATAGTATCGATGAACTTTTCTATCCCTTGAACAAATTCTTCCATCTCAAAGTCTTTTTTTCGTACAGATGGAACCATAGATACTGCGGCCAGGCTTTTTATACCATTTTCTCGGATTGCACCCATCAGCTTGTGTGTCTGGTCAACATCCATAGAGTTAAATACAATGCCTGGAAAATTTCCTTTTAATGTTGATTCCAAAACATCACCAGCAATAGATGTATTAGTATCCGATCTTACACCAATATAAAACTTTGCTTCGTCACCATCACTATCAACAATCAGTGCTACAGAACTGTTAAGGCTATGTAGAGCAGAATACACACTCATCATTTTGTCTGTAAACTTTTCATTCTCATCAAACACCAATTTTGAGACTTCTATCAGACGGAGTTTTGATATGTCCATTACGCTTCTGCTCGCCGGAATAATCGGAGCAGCAGAAAAATTATCCAAGTATGTACGATTCAGATATACATCCGCCACATTAAATCCCTGAGCCAGTTGTTGCTCGCTATTTACGCGCTGCTGGGATTTACCCCATGATTGCTCATATTGCGAATATCTTTTCTGTTGAGACATTATAGAAGCTCCCTTCTATTGTTTGTACTGAGCAAATCATTCAGTTCGGAGGAAAGAATACCCATCCCATCCAGCATTGTAGCTGTACCTTCATTACAACCGAAGAAAAGTACAAGCGTCAAAAATGTACTCCAAGACATTTTTCTCTTCATTGTCTCTATGGATGAGTACGTCTGCCGTGAGATGCCAATAATACTAGCGAGTTCTTCTTGTGATATCTGTAATTTAGCTCGCAATATAGGCAAATTATTTGTTAATTTCTTGATGAGAAGGTCTTTATCGACTTCAGAAAAATTCTTTGCCACTATGCATCACCTCTTTAATTCGTACAGTAGAGTAGCTTACTCTACGAAAAAACACCGTCAAAGGCTGTTATTACAGCGTTTTTGACGGTGTTGACCATTTTATTTGACGGCGATAAGTTCAGAAAGACGCCGCATATTCTCTCTTTTCAGATCCATGGATGGATGGACATAGCGGTTCATCGTGATGTTCACACTCGCATGGCCAAGAATTTCGCTCAGGCTTTTCACATCAAAACCAAGTTCAATACACCTGGTAGCAAATGTATGTCGAAGGGAATGATAGTTCGCCGATTCGACTGAGCATTTTTTTAATGCCTGCTTGAACCGCATCTGCAAGACTCGTGGCTCCATGTATTGCAGACAGCTATTCGTTAAAAAGTATCCTGTGGCAGATGTTTTATGCTGGATCATATACTCAGCCAACAGATCCGGGATCGGGATCGTCCGGATCGAGCAAGCACTTTTCGGTGTGGTGATGATCACCCGTGTCTTTGCTGCCGCTTCTGCCTCCTGTTTGTTCTGAACCCTTTGCATGGTCTGGTGAACATGGATGGTCTGGTCGCTCAGAGAAATATCCTCCCACTGCAGCGCACACACCTCGCCGATCCGTATCCCCGTGAATAAGCAAACGAGAATGCCTATATTGGCAGAGTTCAAGTCTGAGGACAGGTACTGGCATAGGCGTTCCTGCTCACTGCGGCTGAGTACGCGCATTTCTGTGGTACTCTGCTTGATTCTGATCGATTGGACATCGAAGCTGATAGGTTTCCCCGCTTTCACTGCGAAGCGAAGAACAGATCGGATAACCGACAGGACATCTGAAACAGTTTTCGCAGACAACCCGGTTTTTCCCTGACCTCCTCGTAAAAGCAGACCATCACAATGAGACTTGATTGTTTCCTGGGATATGCCGCAAAGAAGCAACTCCCCGATCTCAGGCAAGATGTAGGACTCCAGCAGATTTCGGTATTTATTGTATGTTGACTCCTTTACCTGCGATCTGATGTCTTCCAGCCACTGCGTTGCCATACTTCCGAACTGGTCTGAATAGTCCGTCTGACTGCTTTGGGCAGGTTCCGCTTGGACGGGACTGTTGCTGGCTACGGCGGAAATCAGCTTGGCCTTGACCTCACGGTATGTGCTTGCGTACACAGAACCATAGACGGCCTTCCCGTCCGCAGTCCTGGTTCTGATGTACCGCCCCTCCCATCTGCCGTCTTTTCTCTTATAGATATTTTCGCCTTTCTTTGGCATGGTTCATACCTCCTTCCTTATGACTATAATTCTGACGGCAATAAGTGAAAGGGACACCGCTGTATTTCCTCGAAAACTGGCAAAATCGGAGATTTTCCTTGTCCATGCATGGGTTTTGAGTTTGACATATTGACAAATACAGCGACTTTTTGTAGAATAGAGAGGAATTCAGGGGAAGTTGTCGCTTCGTAGAGTAAGCTACTCTACGAAGTTTTTGCTTGTAATTCGCAGAGCCAAAGGGATTTCGCAAATCTCTTTGGCTTTTTCTTTTTGCCTGTAATCAATCATTTAATGCAGTTTGCCCATAAAATTTTATCATATTGCATCCATAAATGCAAGTTGCATTTATCGTTTGTTGTTGCATCTTTGGATGCAAACTATACTGAAATAGCAAGCGTGAATCGGGTGGTTCTCTGTGTGTCCCCAGATAGAAATTTCCAACAATTCGTTTTAAGAAAGCCCTTTGGGGAAACGATAGTTTTGTGTTCCGCTCACTTCAGCAATCTGTGCGGTATGGTGGTGAATGATATGCAACTCGAACTTGATTATATAAAAATTGGCCGGCGCATTAAGGCGGCACGGCTTGAAAAGGGATTGAATCAAAGTGATCTGGGCGCAATGGTCGGTTGCTCTAACAATCATATGAGCCATGTTGAAGTGGGGCAGACTAAGGTATCCCTTTCCATGCTGGTAAAGCTGTCTGTGATCCTGGAAAAGGACTTTGACTACTTCCTTCTGGATACACCGTATGTCAGACAGGAGCGGATCATCAACTCGGAAATCTCCGAAAAACTGAAGCAATGCAGTTCTATGACGCTGGTAACGGTAAGCAAAATTCTTGACGCTCTGCTGGAACAGCAGGAAATGCAAAGGGCGGAGCGGGATAGATGTGACGACTAAAGAGAGGATGGGGGTGAGAGGCAGAATTGTATAACCGGATCCTGCTTGTTTTGAAGTATTTATGGGAGACCACTGACGAGGAGCATACGGTCTCCCTTGCGGACATCACCGCATACCTGCAAGGCTGCGGCATCCCCAAACCGGACGCCCGCACCCTGCGCAAGGATATTGACCAACTCATTGAGTTTGGCATTGACATCGTACATCACCGGGGCGTCCAGAACCGCTATTATGTGGCGACCCGCCATTTTGAGGCGCCGGAGCTGAAGCTGCTCATTGATGCTGTCCAGTCCTCCCGTTTCATAACGCCGAAGAAAAGCAAGGCGCTTATTGGGAAGCTCTCCGCCTTTGCCGGACCGGGCCAATCCGAGCTGCTGAACCGGGAGCTGTATGTGGACAGCCGCTACAAGTCCGGCAATGAGAGCATCTATCTCGCGGTGGACAGCATCCAGACCGCCATCGAACAGAAAAAGAAGATCTCATTCCAGTATTTCGACTATGCCCCGGACAAGACGAAGCTGCTCCGGCACGATGGCCGCCGCTATTCCGTCTTCCCCTACGCCCTGATCTGGAACAACGACGCCTATTACCTCATCGGGCATCACGACATGAGGGGGATCGTCACCAGGTTCCGGGCGGATCGCATCACCAGTCTGGAGGTCATGGACGAGCCAGCAGTGGACAGGCTGGCGGATTTTGACGTGGCGGTGTTCTTCACAAAAGAGTTTTCCATGCTGGGCGGCAGGGACTGCGAAGTGGAACTGCTCTGCCAGAACGACCTCATGGGCAACATCATCGACCGCTTTGGCGAACGGGTTCCTACAGAAATTGTGGATGAGAACCACTTCAAGGTCACGGTTACGGTTGCATTGAGCAACAATTTCTACGGCTGGGTGTTCGCATCAGCGGGCAACATCCAGATCCTATCCCCGCCGGAGGCCATCACGGAGTTCCGGCAGCTTCTCTCCCATTACGAATAAAATTTTCCAGAAGGTGTGCATTCAGATGCACACCTTCTTTTTGCCCTCTTGAGCCTCCTCCCGCCCTGTGGTATAGTATATCCATAACGAAAGCAGTTGCTTCCGATAGAACGGAGGATACACCATGAGGCATAAAGACCCAGAACTGATGAACCGGATCCGGGATTTCGCGGAAGGCTTTTATCTCACGGAGGGCCATTCCCCCAGCACCACCGAGATCGGCGAGGCAGTTGGCATTGCCAGAGGCACGGCATACAAATACCTGGTCGCCATGGACGAGCGGGGGATGATCTCCTACGATGGCACGGAGATCATGACCGAAAAGATCGAGCGGCTTACCGCCACGCGGGGCGCGGAGGTCTATACCGGCTCCATCCCCTGCGGAACGCCAGAGACGGTCGAGGCCATGGTCGAGGACTATGTTTCCCTGCCTGTATCCATTTTCGGTCCCGATGAAATGTATATTCTCCGCACCCGCGGCGATTCCATGATCGAGGCGGGCATCGAGGAGGGCGATTACGTTGTCATCAAAAAGCAGCCTACCGCCAACATCGGGGAAATCGTCGTAGCACTGCATGACAACGAGAACACCCTGAAGACCCTGCGGTATGACAGGAAACGCCGCAAATATATCCTGCACCCGGAAAATTCGGAGATGGAGGATATCGTGGTGGACGACCTCACCATCCAGGGCGTTGCCAAATTCGTTATCAAACCACTATGAAAGGGGCGCTGCCTATGAACCGAATTGGCATTGCGGTGAACTGCTCCGTGGACAGGGACGGGATCATAATTCCCCATCTTGTCTATTGGGACGATGGCCGCAGATGGACGGTGGAGCGGGTGCTGCATACCTGCCGCAGCCCCGACCTCTCCTTTTCAGGCGTCCGTTACACCGTTTTGATCGAGGGCGCGGAGAAGTACCTCTACCGGGAAGACACCCGCTGGTATGTGGACGCGCCGATGCTGGAGGAACAGAATTGAAAACACTGGTTACAAACGCCGAGCTGGAACAGGTTGGGGAGGGCCTGATCCGCAAATACATGGGGGAAAAACACCCGCCGCCCAGGTGCGTTGACATCGAGGGCTTTATCTCGGATTACCTCCGCCTCTCCATCGTCTACGCCTCCATCGCGGAGACGGACAGGGACAAGATCGGTTTCCTGTCGGACGGGAGGTATCCCCTGAAGGTTTACGAAAACGGCAGGACTGTGGAGCGCGTATTCCCGGCGGGGACGGTCGTGATCGACCGTTACCTGCTGCGGGAAGACCGGAGCGGCCAGCGGCGGTTCACGCTGGCGCATGAGGCGGCGCACCTGATTTTTGAGCGGATGAGCCCCCTTGCCCCCGGCCCCTGCTTCAACCGGTATTTTGACGCCGAGCAGAATTACAGCATTTCCGAGCTGCGGGAGCGGTTCAACCTCTGCGAGACGCAGACCGACCGGCTGGCCTCCGTCCTGCTGATGCCCCGTTTCCTTACCGAGCGGACATTGGCCGAGCACACGGACGGACGCCCCATCCCTGTCTATGGGAGCGGGGTGATCACCAGCAGGGATAAGGTGACGGTACAGACGATGGCAAACGCCATGGGCGTGTCCTTTTCCGCACTGCTGAACCGCCTGCGGGAGCTGGGCCGGCTGGATTACCGGAACATCTCCGAGTATATTGAAAGCGAGATGTGCTTTGGGGGTGGTTTATGATGCAGCCGGCGCCGATCCGGGAGTACAAGCGCAAGCCCCTCACGCCGGAGGTGCGGGACAAGCTGGAGCGTTCCCACCGGGAAAGCCTCGACCTGACCGAGCGTGAGCTGCGCTGCCCCCATTGCAGCAGGTTTATCGCCACACTGTATTCCGATATCTCCGGCCACTTCAAGGCGAAGTGCGGAAACTGCAAGACCATCACCATCTTCAACCTGGGCTATTTCCGCCGCGTCCGACGCTATGGCAGGGAACGCCGGGGCTGACAACAAAAACTGAATAGAGGACCCAACGATTTCATAATCGAGCAAGCGGAGCAGCCGGTATCCGGCTGATAACTATCAAGCGCCGTATGAAGCCGGAGGGCGTGGTTTACCCATGCCTTCCGATTTCATCGGCGCTTTTTTGTTGCTCTGATTGTGCTTCATACGGCCTGAAAGTCCTTTCCCGGCTTGCTCGGGAAAGGACTTTTTCATGCGTGACGGCTGGTACTGCTACATAGCGAAATACCCATGACTCCCGGAATTTTGGAAAACCAACCACTTTTCAAAATTTCGGAGGTTACAAAATGGGCTTTAACAACGGACTTGAGCGCAAAAAGTTTGAAGCAATGTGGAAGAAGCTGCGGGCGGAGTACGCCGCTGCGGGCATGGACGAGACGGCAATCGAGGAGATGTACCAATTTGACCTGGATACCTTCCGCAGCGACCGCCGCTATGGGGAACATACCCAGGCCATGCCCTCCCAGCAGTTTGAGGACGACGGGGATCCCGCCGATGAATCCAACTCCGCTCTGCTGGTGAAGTTCTTTGATTCCTTCGCGGTGGCGCCGCGGGATACGGACGAGGGCAACCGCTATGGCTGGCTGGACGAGTTGGAATCGGCAGAAGTGGTCAGCGCACTCCGTTCCCTCTCCCCGCAGCAGGTCGAGATCCTGACGCTGGTGGCTTTTGAGGGGTACAGCGCCACCGAGGCCGGAAGGCTGCTGGGCATGACTCAACAGGGCGTGAGCTGGCACATCAGCAAAATGAAAAAAATTTTGAAAAATCTCAAAAACAACTTGTGATTTGGCCTTTCCCACCGGCTACCCCCTGAGAGGGATGTTCCCGGAGACCCCGCTGGGGCTTCCGGTTCACCCTCCCAGGGACATTGAAAATTGAATACGCAGTCACCAGGAAGTCCTGGCAACAGGACCACGTTACTGTCTGGAATAGCCTGCGCAGCGGAGCGCCATGACCCCCGTAAAAAGGCTTCCAAAAGGTCTCTGACCTTTTGGAAAGAGGAGAAGCAGCGGAATGAACGAGCTTTCGGCTTTAGCCGGAAGCGAGTGATATGCAGCTTGCTTCGACGAGGTGAGCGATAAATCCGACTGGAAATACCGGGTTGCTCCCGGTTTGGCGATGACAACAGGCAGCGATCATGATACTTCCGTAACTCGCGGCCCGGCCACAATGAAGGCGGGGAGGTTAGACGCCTATGAGAGCAGCTTCGCAAGCTGACGCGCCTGGTGATTCCCGTGATTCCGGGGTGTCGGGGACAAATGGGGATCAAAAACACGCTTTATGAAATTTCACAGGGCGGCTTTGTTATGGCTTTTGCCGGATCATGCCGCCCTTTACATACCAGAAAAAGGAGGACAGTCCATATGGAACAGAACTTTCACGATTTTCACCGAGGCGAGATCTATTACGCCAACCTGGATCCCGTGTTTGGGCATGAGCAGGGCGGAACCCGCCCCGTGCTGGTGCTACAGAACGACGTGGGCAACTACTATTCCCCCACGCTGATCGTCACGGCGGCGACCCGCAGGTTATTCAAGAAGCCCTCCCAGCCGACCCATGTGGTGCTGGATGACGCCGAGGGGCTGGCGCCCTCGCTGTTTATGCTGGAGGTCATCCGCACCATCGACAAGCGGCGGGTGAAGGGCTATGTGGGAAAGCTCACGGAGGGGCAGATGGAGCGGATTGACGCCGCCCTGCGGATCAGCCTCCGGCTGGACGAGGACGCTTTCCTCCCTACAGAAATGGAGGCGCCCTGATGGACAGGCTTATCATCGACCCGGAGTTCCGGGACAAGATCCCACCCCTGACGGAGAACGAGTTTTCCCAGCTTGAGGAAAACATCCTTGCGGACGGGTCGGTTTTTTCGCCCCTTGTTGTCTGGGGACGCACCATCCTGGACGGCCACAATCGCTACGAGATCATCCAGAAGCACCCGGAGCTGGTCTACGCCGTCCACAAAATTGACTTTGACAGCCGCTACGAGGCCATTGCCTGGATCTGCAAAAACCAGCTTGGCCGGAGGAACCTGACGCCGGAGCAGAAAAAGTACCTGATCGGGCAGAGGTATGAGGCGGAGAAGCTGATCAATGGCGGGGATCGCAAAAGCGAACACGCGATCCTGGCTTCAAAATCAGTGGACAATGACTGTCCACTGACCTCCCCGCATAAGACACGCCAGAGGATAGCGGAAGAAACCCATACAACAGAAGCCTTTGTCAGGGAGGCTGGAAGGTATGCCAAAGGTCTGGATGCCGCTGATGAAGCTGTACCGGGGATCAAACAGGAGATCCTGACAGGCAAAATCACGCCCCCGCATAAGGCGGTCGCAGCTGTGGCAAAGGCTTCCCCGGATGAACGCCGCCAGCTTGCCGCAGCGTTAAGGGAGACAAAATCAAACCGGGGAAACCACCGCAAAAAAGATGCCGGCGAGGTGGTTTATCACAGGCCGCCGCAGACCAAGCGGGACGCCATGCGGCAGATCGCGGAAATATCCGCTGAAATGGAGCGCCCCAAAGCCCCGTCGCCGGAGAAGGAAATGCTCCGCTCCCTGGACGGCGAGGTGGACTCGTTTATTGAGCTATGTGACTACATCTTCCGGGAATGCCCCGGCCTGCTGTCAGATGGCAGCTACCAGCGGGAGGTCATCCGGGTGATGCGCAGATTGAAAGACTACATTGAAAAAATTGAAGGAGGAAGTACATCATGAATACCAAAAACCTTATCTGCAAGGAGATCCGCATTGACAGTAACGCACTGGAGATCCCCCGTGCCACCTATCAGCGGGAACTGAACATGGACCGCGTCCACAAGATCGCCGCCGAGTTTGACGAGCGCATCGCCAACGAGCCGAAGGTCAGCTACCGGGGCGGCCGCTACTATGTCTTTGACGGACAGCACACCATTGCCGCCCGCAAGCTGCTCAACGGCGGGAAGGACCTGCCCATCCGCTGCAAGGTGTTCTACGGGCTGACCGAGAGCGACGAGGCGCTGCTGTTTGCCCAGCAGACGGGTGCGTCCGCCAGATTGACCGCTGGGGCGAAGTTCCGCGCGCTGATCTACGGCGGCGACAAGGAGGCGCTGGCCTTCCTCAAGGCCACGGAGAGCGTGGGGCTTTGTGTGGACTGCAAGCAGACCAGGGGCGTGAAGCGGCTGGCCTGCATCGCCACCGCCTTTGAGTTGTATAAAAAGGTGGGCGGCGAGGTGTACCGGGAGGCCATGCGCGCCATCGTGGACGCCTGGGGCGGCGACCCGGATTCCCTCCGCGCCGAGACGGTGCAGGGCGTGGTGGAGTTCGTGGATCTGTACTACGGGGAGTACAACCGCAGGCGGCTGGTGACGCGCCTCCGGCAGGTCGATCCGCTGACCATCTTCCGGGAGGGCAGGGCCATGACCAGCCTGCCCGGATACAAGCGGTATCTCTACCAGGTGTACCGCCTCTACAACGGCTCCAGCGCCAAGACCGCCCTGCCCATGAAGTTTTAAGGCATCCGGGAGAAGCGTCTGCCCTGCGGGACGGGTGCTTCTCTCCCTTTTTGGAGGTGAGGATTTGAAGATCGGGCTGATCGACGTGGATTCCCACAGATGGCCGAACCTGTGCCTGATGAAGCTGTCGGCTTACCACAAGGCGCAGGGCGACGCCGTGGAGTGGTGGACGCCGGAGGGTCGATATGACCTGGTGTATAAGAGCCGGGTGTTCACCGACACCTACTCCAAGGACACGATCACCGTCGCCAACGCCGATAGGCTGGTCTGCGGTGGCACCGGTTACGGTCCGGGGGCAAACCTGCCGGACGATGTGGAGCACACCTGCCCGAATTACGCCCTCTATCCGCAGTTCCCTGATACCGCCTATGGCTTCCTGACAAGGGGCTGCCCGAACCGCTGCGGCTTCTGCGTGGTGTCCGGCAAAGAGGGGACGGAAAGCGTCCATGCGGCCGACCTCTCCGAGTTCTGGGATGGGCAGAGGGAGATCAAGCTGATGGACGCCAACCTGCTTGCCTGCCCCGGCCATGAGCGGCTGCTGGAACAGCTTGCCGCAAGCCGCGCCCTGGTGGATTTCTCCCAGGGGCTGGATATCCGCCTGATCACGCCGGACAATGTGGCGCTTCTGAATAAAGTGCGGACAAAAGCCGTTCATTTCGCCTGGGACAACCCCAACGCCGATTTGACCGGCTATTTTCAGCGGTTTACCTTGCTGTCCAAGATCCGGGACTTCCGGCGCAAACGGGTCTATGTGCTGACCAACTGGAACAGCACCCATGAGCAGGACCTGTACCGGGTGGACACCCTGCGGCGGATGGGCTTTGACCCCTATGTGATGGTCTATGAACGCCCGACAGCACCGCCCATCACCCGCCATCTCCAGCGGTGGGTGAACAACAAGAGGATATTCCGCACTGTGGAGTGTTTTTCGGATTATGAGCCGGTGAAAAAGCTGGGCGGGAATGGATAGGACGGGCTGCCCAGCGCCGGGGCAGATTGTTGGCATTTTCAGGTTTGTCCCAGCCATATGATGTTAAGAAACAAAACCGCAAAATACCGAAAGGAGGGAACGCCTTTTGAATGGCGATCCTTCCTTTCGCAGCACTGGAGGTTTGCCATGACAGAAGCGATGAAGGATATTGACCTCCGCAAGGTGGACAGATCGACGCTCCGTGACCGCAGCACAGTCCGCATTGACCCGGAGGCCCCCAGATCGGAGCGCGTCCGGGCATGGATAGAACAGCTTGGCAACCCGTATGTCTATCTGGACGGCGGCGTGGTCGTGAAGCTGAGTTTTGCGGACAAGGGGGAAACGATAGAGGACCGCATCAATTCCCTTTACCTTGCCGGGGTCTGACATCCTTAACAAATATCCGATCCGGCGCTACAATGTGCTTGGGTCAAAAAACAGGACAATGCCTCCGGTTCTCTGAGGGACAACAGCAAGGAGGTCAATATGTCCAACAAGATTTTCAAGACCGGCATTTATGCCCGGTTATCCAGAGAGGATGCTGACGGCGGCCAGAGCAACAGCATCCAGAGCCAGCGGGCAATCTGTCTGGCTTACATAGAGAGCCATGACGATCTGGAGCTGGTGGACACATATATCGACGATGGAGAAACAGGCAGCAACACCGACCGCCCCGGCTTCCAGAGGATGCTTCAGGATATGCGCTCCGGGCGGATCGACTGCGCCGTCAGCAAGGATCTGAGCAGGTTTTCCCGCAACTATATCGACGCCGGAAACTATCTGGAAAAGATTTTCCCGGCCATGGGCATCCGGTATATCGCCATCAACGACAACTATGACAGCATGGCGCCGGGAAGCGGCTCGGACAACATCACACTGCCCTTCCGCAATCTGGTAAATGACATCTACTGCCGCGATATCTCCATCAAGATACGCACCAGCCTGGAGGTCAAACGCAAAAAAGGCGAGTATGTGGGTAGCTTTGTCCCCTTCGGATACCGGAAAGCCCCGGAGGATAAGAACCGCCTGCTGGTGGATGAGACGGCGGCCGAGGTCGTGGCGATGATCTTCGGGATGTATAAGGACGGGTTTCCTATCCTGAAAATCGCAAGGCGGCTCAACACCAGCGGCATCCCCACGCCGATGGAGTACAAGCGGATGCAGGGCGTGCGCTTTGAAACGGCGTTTCGCACAAAGGAGCGGACGGAGTGGGAGTATGTGACCGTCAAGCGGATCCTCTCCAACATCGTCTACACAGGGGTGCTCATCCAGGGGCGGCGGGGTACGCCTAACCACAAGGTCCGGTTGACGCGCCCCAAGGAGGAATCCGATTGGGTGCGGGTGGAGAACGCCCATGAACCCATCATCTCCTGCACCGACTTCGAGGCGGTGACGGAGCTGATGCGCCGGGATATGCGCTGTGCCAGGGACAGCGAAAAGCACGACCTGTTCTCCGGCTACCTGTTCTGCGGGGACTGCCAGGACACCATGATCCGCAAGACGCAGAAGGCAAAGGGCAAGGCATATGTCTACTACAACTGCGGCAGCAACAAGCGCACCCGCGAATGCAGCCCCCACTCCTTCAGCGAGGCGAAGCTGACCGAGATCGTGTTCCACGCCATCCATGACCAGATCGAGGTGGTGCTTCACCTGGACAGGGTGCTGCGGTTCATCGACACGCTCCCCCAGAGGGACCGCAAGGTGTTCAGCTACGAGGCGCAGATCACCCGGCTGGAGGAGGAGATCCAGCGGTATAAAAAGCTGGAGCTGGGTCTTTATGAGAACTTCGTGGAGGGCATCATCAACAAGACGGAGTACACCGACTTCCGGGAGAACTACCGGGGGCTGATCGCGGAAAAGCAGGAGGCGTTGAAACGGCTGGAACGGGAACAGCGGGACGCCGCCGCCACGGGCAGCCAGAACCGGGCGTGGGTACAGGTTTTCGCGCAGTATGAAAATGTGCAGGAGCTTGACCGCCGCCTGCTGATGGCTTTGGTGGATAAGATTCTCATTTATGAGGATAAGCGCGTCGAGATCGTTTTTCGCTACCGGGATGAGTTCGCCAGAGCGATGGAAGCTGCAAAAAGCTATCAGGAAAGGCCGCTTGGGGCGGCGGTATAAGAGGTATCACATATGGCACGAAAGAGCAGAAAAACACAGGCGCAGAACAAGCCTGTGGCAGAAGTCAAAAAAGAAGCGGCAGCACTGCCCACCGCCATCTATGCCCGCCTGTCGGTGGAGAACAGCGGCAAGGACGATGACGGCAACTCCCTGCAAAACCAGATCGCGGTCTGCAAGGACTATCTGGAGGGCTGCCCCTGGCTCCGGCTCACGGAGGTCTACTCGGACAACGGAAAAACCGGGACTGTGTTCGACCGTCCGGCGTGGAACCGCCTGATGGAGGACGTGCGGACCGGGAAAGCCCAGTGCATCGTGGTCCGTGATCTCAGCAGATTCGGGCGCGACTATGTGGAGACAGGCAACTATCTGGAAAAAATCTTCCCTGCACTGGGGACGCGGTTCATCTCCGTCAAGGAGGGGTTTGACAGCTTCACCTGCGGCGGCTCCATGGAGTCCCTCTCGGTCAGCCTGCAAAACCTGGTGAACGCCATATACTCGCGGGATATTTCCAAAAAGGTCTCCACGGCGCTCCGGGCGCAGATGGAGACCGGGACCTTCCGCAACCGCCACCTTCCCTACGGCTACCTCTGGAATGAGGATAAGACCGCCTATGTGGTGGACGAGGAAGCTGCCGCCGTTGTCCGGCGGATCTTCCAGTGGAAGCTCCAGGGCGTGTCCCTCTACCGGATCATAGACCAGCTCAAGGCGGAGGGCGTTGAAAGCCCGGAGCGGCGCAAGCGCAGGGTCGGGACACGCACCGGGGATAACATCCAGGGCGAGGGCTGGTGTCCCTCCACCATCCGGGGCATCCTGCAAAACCGGGCGTATATCGGGGAGCTGATCTGCGGGAAAAGCGAAACGGCCATCTATAAGGGGCTGAAAAAGCACATCACCGAAAGGGACAACTGGATCATCGTCCCGGACGCTCATCCGCCCCTTGTTTCCATCACGGACTTTGAGGCGGTGGAGCGGCAGATGCGGGAGGACAGCGCCCACCGGGAGGACAGGATGGAGTGGTCGGCGGAGATCCGGGCGGGGATGGTTGATCTCTTTGACCAGAAAATCTTCTGCGCCGACTGCGGCAGGCGGATGTATTACAAGAGGCAGCGCATCCAGCGGAAGGATGTGGTGTTCCGGGGCGTCTACGATTGCAGTACCCATGTGCGCCGGGGACACGAGACCTGCTTCAAACACGCCATCCGGCAGGACGCGCTCAATGAAAAAGTGCTCAACATCATCCGGGATCAGCTTCAGGTGGCACTTGACTATGAAAAGCTCCTGAAAACCATGCGGGGCGGCGCTGGGGAGACCAGTATCCGGGAAAAGCACAGGGCGGCGGTGTCCAGCATCCAGCTGAAGCTGAACGCCCTGAAAAAGAAGCGGGCAGGGTTGTATGAGAGCTACGCCGAGGGCATCCTGAACGAGGAGGAATACGCCTTTGCCAAACAGACCTATGAGGGGCAGTATGAAGCACTCAGCCGTCTTTTGGACGAGGCGGTGGAACGCCGGGAGCGGTTTCTGGAATCCATCTCCCCGGAAAACAAATGGCTCGTCATGATGCGGGGCGTTGCCGGGATGACAGAATTGACGCGGGAGCTGGTAGACGCGATCATCGAGAAGGTTCTTGTCTACGGCGAGGGGCGCATTGAGGTCGTACTCAACTACAACGATGTGTTCAGCGCCATGTGCGAATGCGTGGAACAAATAAAGGAGGCGGGCTGAAATGACGGATTACCGTGTTGGTATTTATATCCGCCTCTCGCTGGCGGATGAAGATACAGGGAGCCGGAAAACAGAGAGCGACAGCGTGGGCAACCAGCGGGAGCTGATCCACCAGTTTTTAGACCGCCACCCCCAGCTTAAAGACGCGCCCCGGTCGGAGTTTGTGGACGATGGCTATACCGGGACGAACACCAACCGCCCGCAGTTTCAGGCGCTGATGAAGGAGCTCCGCACCGGGGCGGTCAATGTGATGGTCACTAAGGATTTTTCCAGATGCCACCGTGATTACACGCAAATGGGAAATTATCTGGAGTGCGTCTTTCCCTTCCTTGGCGTCCGCTATATCTCTGTCAACGACGGTTACGACAGCGACGATTACAAGGGTATGACCTCCGGCATGGACGTGGTGCTGCGTAACATCATCTATGAGGCGTACAGTAAGGATCTGTCCGTTAAGACCACAACGGCGAAGATCATCATGATGAAGCAGGGCAAATACATAGGCAGCTTCGCTCCCTATGGCTTCCGGTTTCACCCCACTATTCGGAACAAACTGGCGATAGACGAGGAATCGGCGGCGGTAGTGCGGCGCATCTTCGATATGACCTTGACGGGCATGGGCAGTACCGCCATTGCCCGCCTGCTGAACAGCGAGGGCGCTCTTACCCCCGGAGCCTACTTCCGGCAAAAGAACCCGGGGAGCAACCGCTTTCGCAAAGCCTCCGAAAAGAACGGCTGGACGGCGGCATCGGTGCTGAACATCCTGCACCAGTATGAGTACACCGGGGCATTGGTGGGGCGCAAGCGGTACAAGGCCAGCCTCCACGAAAAGCGGACGGTCCCGCAGGATAAGACCGACTGGATCATCTATGAGGGGGCGCATGACGCCATCATAAGCAAGGCGGACTTTGACCGGGCGCAGGAGATCATCCGGCAGAGGCCGAGACGATCCAGCGGGACGCCGCAGGAGTTCCCGCTGAAAGGGCTTCTCAAGTGCGGCAACTGCCATAGGACACTGAGCCGGCTTCATAACAGTGCCGGATATTACTACCGATGCACCAAGAGCAGGACGGACGAGGGCAGCGATTGCCCAAAGGGGAAACTGTTCTCCGAGAAAGAGATCGAGGGCATTGTGTTCCGGACGGTCATGCAGATGCTGGCGATATGCCAGGAGCAGAAAAAGCAGCACAAATCCCTGATGCTGACCCGTAAAGATCGGATTGCCGCCTGTCTTTCCGAACTTCAAAAGCTGGGAAAACAGCAGGAACAGTACAAGCAGGAAAAACTCCGGGGCTATGAGAATTTCAGCGGAGGCGGACTGACAAAGGACGCCTACCTGAAACAGCGGGCGGAGATCGACAGCAAAATCGCCTCCGCTAAAGCCGAACAGGATAGCCAGGAACAGCTTTTAGGTGAACTGGAGCGGCTGGATTTTCAGGACAAGGCGCGGGAGGATGATGTGTTTACCGCCTATGCCGGGGCGACGGAGCTGACGGCGGAACTGGCGGGAGCCTTTATCAAAGAGATACTGGTATCCTCTCCTACGGAGATCGAGATCGTCTGGAAGTTCCGTGATGTATTCGAGGGATGATGTGGAGGCAAAGATCATGTGGATTGTCAGATTTGTCCGCAAAGATGGAAAACCGGACGAGGAGTATTACTACCATACGCTGCGGGAGGCAGAGGCGCACGAAGGACTTTTTCAGGAGGATGACTCCGGTCTGTATGAAGCCATTGAGATCGTCAGCTATCCCATTGAACGGACTTGAATAAAGCGGATGCCGGAGGAGGTCTGGCAGAAAAGACTTCCTCCGGCATCCGTAAAAAATTTAGTCCTTAGTTGACACAAGGAGACCTCTCCCGGCTGGGACGGAACTATATTGAGGTAGGCAAGCTCACCGAGGAATTTTTCCCGCTCCATGATGTGCGGCTGGTGGCCGTTTCCGATGGCGTGGACAGCGACGAGGGCGAAGACGATTTCACCCCGTTCAAGAACATTATGAATGAATACTACGCCAAGGATATTTCCAAGAAGCGCCGGATCGTCAATAAGATGAAAGGCAACGCTGGGATTCCGCTTTCGCCGCCGCCCTATGGCTACATCAAGAACCCGGACGATCCCCGGTTTTGGGTCATTGACCCGGAGGCCGCCGAGGTGGTGCGCTGCATCTACCGTCTGGCCTTGGAGGGTAACGGCCCCTTGCAGATTGCCACGGCGCTGGGGACGATGGGGGCGCTGAACCCCTCGGCCTATCGAACCAGCAAGGGGATCAGCAAGGGCGGCTCCAAAAGTACGCTGGAGCCTACCAAGTGGAACCATACCACCGTCAAGAAAATCCTCACCTTGCAGGAATACTGTGGCGATGTAATTAACTTCAAGACCTATTCCAAGTCCTATAAGATGAAGCGCCGGATTGAAAACCCGGAAGAAAACCGGGCAATCTTCCTCAATGTCCATGAGCCCATCATTGACCGTGTGACTTGGGAAAAGGTGCAAAGCCTGCAAACCACCCGGCGCAGGCGGCCTACCGTAACAAAGGAGTCCAGCGCCTTTTGCGGCTATCTGAAATGCCCGGAGTGCGGAGGCAATCTGACTTTCCACTTCAACCAAGGCAACCACGACATCAAGTTCTTTAGCTGCAACAACCACAATTCCGGGCTCCGCAAATGCTCGTCTACCCACTATATCCGGCTGGACTTCTTGGAACAGGTCGTGCTTTACGAGGTACACCGGCTGGCCTGCTTTGCTAATGAGTATGAAAGCGACTTTATCAAGGCGATGGTGGGCCGCTCGGCAAAGGTGGCGGAAAATGACCGGGTACGCAAGAAGCGGGAGCTGGACGGGCTGCTGGCCCGGGATAGGGAGCTGGACATGCTCTTTGAGCGGCTCTACGAGGACAATGTGTCCGGCAAGATCGACGATGCCCGTTTTGCCAAAATGTCCAAGCGATATGAGCAGGAGCAGGGAGAGAACGCCGGACGGATCAAGGCCCTGCGGCTGGAGCTGAAAAAGCTGGAAGATAAGCGGATGGATGTGGATACCTTTCTGGAAACGGTGCGCCGCTACACCGACGCCACCACCATCACCAAGCGCATGGTTGCCGAGCTCATTCAGTACATCGAGGTCTATCCTGCGGTCAAGGAGGACGGTGTTACCAATCAGCGGGTGACGATCCATTACAACTGCATCGGTGCATTTGAGGTGCCGGATCGCCGGAAAATCCCTGAGCAGGACATTCTTTTGGAAACGAGAAAAGGCGTAGCATTAAGCTACGCCCCCGCACAGATTGCCATATAAACTTGGAAATAAAAAATGCGGAGTATCATCAGCAGACCTTTTCAGATCCTTTAATGATACTCCGCATGGTCCGAGTGACAGGACTTGAACCTGCGGCCTCTTGACCCCCAGTCAAGCACGCTACCAGCTGCGCTACACCCGGATATTTACTTGCTGTGTTGTTACTTGTTGAACTCAGCTTGTATATAATACCATGGGTGACAAGGAATGTCAACAGGAAAACTCAAAGTTTTTCAAAAAAATTTCTGACGCGTTCCGGGAGGGTATCGAGCGGAGGATGGTTGTCAAAATAGAGATCATAGGGATAGGATTCGACCTCGTCATCTGAGCGATTGCCGTAATGCCGTGCGGAAAGATCGGAGCGGCGTACGAGCAGCGTGCGGCAATCCGAGCCAATGGCAGTTTTGAGTCGTTCAATTTCTTCCGGCTCGCGCACATGTAAAAATAGAATCTCATCATCACTGTCCAGAAAATCCTGATAAGCCTTGAGACAGTAGGTAAAGGATAGATCGTTAAATTCAGTGAAAGCCTGTTTGAGCTGAGATAACAGCCGCCGTGCGGCCAATGTTTTTTGGCAATCCCAACCGGCAAATCGCGCGATTTCGACGATGGGGGTAATGGACGAGACATTACGGACACGAAAATATTGGGCGGCACAGTTGCAGATGGTATCCTTACCGACACCGCCCTGACCATTGATGATAAAAACTTGCTTGCGCAT